GCTGGCTCAGGCTCAGGTGCTGGAGGATTTAGTGTTTCCTCCACAAGTCCGAGTAATTTCGCTTTTGTAGCGTAACCACCGAGCGTTACACCCTTAGCCTTGAGCCATGCGCTTATGTCTTTCTTTATCCAGCCTGCATCGGGAATACCATCATCGCCTTCGTCTACTGTTACCCCAGCATCTCCCTCTATTCGGAAGAATTGTGGCTTTAGTCTACGTCTTTCTTGGTTTAACCATTGCTGGCTAACCTCGACGGGTTCTCCTCTTATCCATTGACCTGACCTATCTAACCTACGTCGGTAGGCTAGAGGGCCAAGAAATGTTACAGTAGGCAAGTTGATTCACCTCAGTTAAGCAATACCACGGTTACTGTTCCTGCGGTAGCCGCTTCACCATGTAGTACGATTGCTGGGTCTGAGCCACCAGTTTTTGCTGCTGGAGCATTTCCTGTGTTAGTAAACTCTGCCGATAGCGTTTTGTCTTGTGTTGCACAAGTAGTACCGAGAATAGCGATAGCCTTTGATGCTCCTCCGCTAATAACCAATACTTGTTCAGCCGCATCTGCTAGAGTAAAAGCAATTGTTACCAATCGCATACTGCCTGCTGCGTTACCATCTGCATTGTTAGCGACGAACCCAGTTAGTGAACCCGGATAAGAGCCACCTGAGTTACCGTTTAACCAATCAGTCTCGTCAACTGGTGTTCCTGTTCTCAAGTCAAGGTCCAAAAGAACCGAGACTGTTCCTGTGCTAAAATCGCCATCATCAAATGATATTGTCAAATTTTTACTTGTTGCTGTTTCTGTTGCCATATTTTTTCATCTCCTGTATTAATTCTCCAATAGAACCTCACTTCAGGTCACGGATTGAACCTTGACCTCCGAAGAAAGTAGTCCAAACTTCACCCATTGTTCGGTAAAGTCCTTCCTGTCCTAGTCTGTTGATTGCGAATGGATCGCCAGTCTCTATACCTGACTCATAATATTGAGTTGGTTTAGCAGTGCTGTAATATAGATAATCAGTGTCTAGCATGTAAATTCTGCTGATACCGTCAGGTGCTACATCCTTAGATGGGATGATTGGGACACCGTTGTAAGTTGCGACAATAAATCCTGCCTCAACACCGGGTACACCTTTGACACCGTTGTATGTTGGTACGACTCGCTTTTCTTCCATGAATCTCTGTTGAGCCTGCAATAGTTGCTGGATTCTCATTAGAGTGTCATATCCTGTTAGCATAACCTTCGGGTTACCACCACGAATCCAAATCTTTTGGAACATTTCGTCAATATGGTCAAGTGATAGAGTTCTCTCAGTCAAACTCGCATCGGAAGCAACTGAAATTTCAGCGTTAGACCAAGTGTTAGCACTTCGGTCAATGCTGTAAATATCCAAGTCAGATGCTGCACTAATGTGAGCAGTGTTGTTGCCTGTTACGTGGTGTGTAGAGTATGGGTTACCAGTAGAATCCATTAGACTTGATGCAGTTACTCTGTCAAGTGATTCAAGATCGTTACCTGCTGGTGTATCTACGTCTTGTAGTAACATTTGGTTAATGTGTTCAGCGTGGTGCTTACCCATTTCTTCTTTCAGAACAGAGCGAATGTCGCCAAGTCCGTCATCCTTGTCATTCAAAAAGATTGCAACCTCAGACATATCGAACGAGTGTGCGATTGTTTTAGGCTTTGCTGCAACATTTTGGAATGTAGGCTTGGTGGTATCAGGCAATGTGCCGTTCTCTGCAATACCGCCACCAACTGCTGTTGAAGGCTTTGCAGTTACAACTCTCCATCCACTTCTATCCCAAGGTCTCTTAGGTAGAATTGAGAATGCGTTGAACTCTTGGTTTAACTGTGACCATACTTTGCGTCCGTAGATTGCTTGGTATGTTCCAGCGGTTGTGCTTAGTAATGGTGCATCTGCTTTGAGAAGTTCGCTACCGGAGTAACCGAATCCCATGTTAGTGCCAGCGCCATAGTAGTAGCGCTCCATGTCTTGTACTGTCCTCATATAATTTCGTGCCATTTTTTATTCCTCCATTCAGTTGAAAACACTCCCAGCGAGGTTGTGAACCTCGTCCCAAGACATGTTTCCTAATTCCTCGGTAGATGGTATTTCTACTGTGGAGCGTGTTGATTTTCGGATTTCTCCGGCAGGTGATTGAGTTGTTATGTTATCAATTCTATCACTTAGTTGTGAAATTGCCTTCTCGATAGTTGCGAGAGGGGCACGAGCATCAAACTCTGCTGCTGCACGAGTCTGTGCTTCTTGTGTCAATTCTTTCTGAAGGCGATCAGAGAATACATCGTTCAAATTTTCTTTGAACTGTTGCTCTAATGCTGCTGCTTTGTATACTGCATATGCATCTTCAATTTCAGAAGCAGTGACGTTTTCAGGACTTAGGTAGGCTTTTGCGACTTCGCCGCCTCCTCCACCAAGTCCAGCACGAGATATTGCATTGGTTGATGGCGAGCCATTCTCTGTTGCACGGCCTTTTACTTGACCGCCAAAGTAATCTGCTCCGTCACCAATCTGCTCAGGGGTGCTACCGAGGTTAGCCTTGGTAATACCATCAAAGTGCGCACGAGCAGCACCAGTGTCTACACCAGCGGATTTCAAAGTGTTCTCCATCCAATCTAGGTATTCACTAGTGATGACATCGCTATACTCTGACTTTTCCATATCATCTTTGTACATCTTGTCTTCTTTGTCATCTTTCATTTCTTTCTTTTTATCTTCATCCATTTCTTTCGTCATGTCGTCGTCCTCGGCTAATCTTAATTCGCCCATAGGGTTCTTTTTCTTTTTAGGTCTATCCCTATCGTCATCATCATCATCTTCACGGTCTTCAGATGCTTCTTCCATGGTTTCTTCTTTATCTCCATCTCCGTCAATATCCAAGAAATCAGGCTTTTTTTCGCCAGCCATGTCTTTGTGCATACCCTTCATTTCGTCGTGCATGCCCTTCATTTCTCCGTGCATGCCCTTCATTTCTCCGTGCATGCCCTTATTTTCATCTTCTTTGTCCATGTCGTCTAATTGTTTAGATAGACGATCGATAACAGACGCTAGTTCACCTAATGCATCTACTTCGTTTGTCATAGTTGTGTCCTCCTTTAGTATTCTAAAGGATGCTTCGGGATTAATCCCTTTTTCACAAATGGTAACTTCGTGTAGTTCTAACTTAGAAATTTCTGTGTAATTTCCATGCTTTGCATCAGATTTGTTAATACGCTTGAACGCCTGTCCTCCAATACTAAAACCAGTTAGGTTACCTTTGCGAATTTCATTGGCTACTTCACGAGCCTTTTCGATGTCATCTCTTAATTTAATGACAACAAACATACCAGCATCGTCAACACCGGATTTCCATAATCTACCATTTGAATCAGTGTAAGCATTTATCACTTCACCGACTTGAATATTTGAATGTGCCAATTGAACATTACGAAAACCGTCTGCTTTCATAAAATTACCGAAGGCATCTTTTAATGCTCCACGAGTTATTAAATCGCCTTGCTTATCGACCATTTCTACCGATGCGTAACCGGCTATAATTAGGTCGCTTGAAGACTTGATAATAGAAATGCTAGCGGGGTGAGCAGGGGTTGAAACCCTGAGTGCCGCAGCATTTGCCATGCCGTGGAATATGAAACTCATACTATTTAATAAGATACGAAAGCAGCCTTATCCTTATCAATTGTCAAATGGCCCGCTATATCAGCCTCATCTTCATCACGAATAGGCTTACGTGTTTTGACATCTCTAACGTCGGTTTCCTCTCCTTCACGTTTACGAGTATCATAGTCCGGCATGGTTTTAGGATCGTGTAAATTGGTTGGACCAGTAGGTGATTCAGTAGGGGTCGCATAGCCCATACCTAATCCCATAACCCCTGTGAAAGAATCACCAACTGCACCGACTCCTGACTTTAACATAGAAGATGCCAACGCTAAACTCTTTGCCAGTAAACGCTTAACTTTCTTTTTACGCTCTATGGCATCGTCTACCTCTGAGTCCCAAAAATTAGTATTAGTTACCTTTTTAGGAGGTATCAATGGTTTACCATCGTTTTTGGATTCATGAACTTCTGCTTTAGATTCTTCATCTAAGACCGATAAATCGGCCTTCAACATAACCCCGGCCACAGATGACCAAAACGGTCTTTGGCTTTCTGATAGCCTAATCAGCCAGTTATTATCTGCTTTGGGATTAAACATATACCAGTCACCAGCAATAGATGATGCTCTATAACTAACATCGCCCGCTGCCATCTTGATGACTATTCTATCACCATCTCTATCAATTTCATGAGGTAACATCAAAGGTTCTGATTTAGTAAACATCGATAAGGTTTCTACACTAGAAACTCCCTCTCCTTCTGCCTCGCCTTTTATTTCATTACTACTAACCGTGTAAATATCGGCACCGTCTATATTTTCTGCGACAGAAACACTATCTACATTTACAGTAACTATGTCTCCAACTTCATACTTGTCCTCAGATTGAAAAGATGTTCCAACATCCATGTATGTTTCGCCCTCATATTTTACAGCACGATTACCCAATGATTCTTCATGAGTTATAGGACCCGTGCCTAGACGATAAGTGTAAGATGTGTTACCCTTCCTGTCTAACACCATAAGATTCACATTTTGTCCTTCGTCGTAAAGAACCCACTTTGGATGTCTACTTTCACCTTTCATGTAAGTAGAGTTCGCATCTCTTAGCAACAAACGCTTATGCTCTTTTAGCAAGTCTTTGACAATGACTTCTAAACCAACATCGTCAGTTAGTCTTAGATTGTGCGCAGCAGGTAACAATACGTTTTCAGTGCTATGCATAGTTCCTCTTAAAATTTTCATTCTTTCTTGTAGCGACATATCGTGAACATCATTATCTTCATATTGAACAATGTCAATTATATTATATTCTTTATTTGCAAGAACTACATCAACCAAATAATCTTTCTTTGTAATCTTAGTGAAATTTTCTTTTGTTTCATCATCTAAAACAAAATCACCCCTTACTGTCACTTTGTCATCTTTCTTTTCTACAAATGCCCTTGGTCCTTCAGGCATGGCAGATACAATCCAATCGCCACTAAAGCCACGAAGATGCTCTAAGTCATCCAAGGTAAATATACGATGCATGGCTTGTAGTATCGGGTAATCACCATCTGCCTTATGCATAATATCAGGATTAGACAATGATGCTAATAACATCGCTGCATCTTTTTCTCCGTGCCTTTTGAATAACACGGAATATGCGTTAGGTCTAACTAAATTACTAGTATCTATTTGACCTAAGTGTTGCATCAATTCGGGCACACCCTGCTCATAAATAGACATTGGGGGAGTTCTTGAGTCATAATCATACGGTTCTACCTTCTCCCATCTAACAAATCTATGCCTATTATCTCTAACAGGTCGGATAGTTGGTTTATATCCTGAATATTTAAAATGACTATTCGGATCTGTAAAGAAACAATTTATACCCTTGCCCCCTCTTTTAGAAAGATTTGATATTGGCATCATTCTGTTTTGCATAGAAGGGGTGTTTATGTGGGTTACATCGCTAGTATTAATTGTAGGATTTACAACTATGTGCCCATCTAACATGCTGCTCATAGGTCCTTCACCATGCTTTGCAGGTATGAAATGTATTCCTAATGCACGTTCTATTGCTTCAGTTTTTTTAGTTGGTCTAAATCCGTTATCTAAATGTAACAATTCACGCATATCCAAAGCATGTTTGATAGAAGATTCGTGACTAAGGACATCTCCTTTTAATTCCGGGTGCATAGTCAGCAACAAATCACGAACAGGCATTTGTCTAGTTTGCAAGGCAATATCTTTGCGTTTAGACATTGGTAAGTTTTCATGCTCATTTTGTATGGCTCTCATCAGATTTAAAATATCGTTACTAATATGCCCTTTATCGTTTGCAAATATCTGTTTAAAGTTAGAGCCTGTCCCAAAAGCAGCAGGAGATTTTTCAGTAACAATGTCTCCTATATGCTGACCATTAGCCATTATTAAATTTCTAATAGAATTATGAAAACTACCCCCTCCTTTTAATTCAGTCTTTTCATCTTCAACAGACTCGTTGTAAGTCTGATAAGGGTCATTTTCTCCAGTTGATTGATGACTATGTAAACTGCGCTCACCCTCATGCGCAAGAACCATCAAATTAGATAGCATTTCAAAGGGGTTTTCTCCTATTGAAATGCCTTGTGAATCTAATATTTTTCTAAAAGCATTAACCTTTAAACCAATTGCATTCATGTCTGCGTCATATTTTTTGTTGTTCTCCCGTCTTAGAGTGTTGCTTCTTCTACCATTAAAATTAGACAACTTATCATGTTCTTCACGAAGTTTGTTTTCTATTTCATCGCCCTCCGGTGTGCCCTGCAATAATTTATATTGTTCAATAAAATCCGTCAACTCCTCTTTAGTCATTTGAGGCAATTCCGTCCTTTCTTTTTCAAGAAGGCGATTTGCTTCTTTCCTCGCCTTGAACGCTTCGTTCATTTCTTTTAGGGATTCCAAAGCAAGTTTTTCAACTTCAATATATCTATCAAGTAAATTTCTTCTTTCGTCATAGTCTTGACTACCAAGTTGAGACAATCTATTTTCTAAATCTTTCTTTGCTTGATTATAATTAGCAGCAATGTTTCTTCTTTCTTCATACTCCTTGTCAGCCTTATCATATACTTCTTTCAATTCTTCTTCTCGATCTACATTGTCTCTAGTCCTATGATGAGAGAATATTTCACTAGCCATTCGATTGAAAGGTATTCGCTCATCTATACCTAATACATTAGATTTTTGAGGGTTGTTTGGTTCATTAGCAGCACCTGTGCTTTCATGCCTCACACTTGCTTCTTGATTTTTGTTAAACTCTGCTCTAGTTTGTTGGTCTACATTCTTGATTTCCCGACGATGAGCCTCCGGCCCTGCCCTACGAAAGTTATGCCTTATCGCTTGAAAGTCTCTTTCTATTGAACTTTCACCTGCTAATCTTCTTCTATGGTCAGGATTTTTATTAGGATTAGAGGTCCTCATATGTATCATATGTCCATCTCCACTATGTTTAGTAGATTCAACAGAATGAGAATATCCTTTTGGTTTTTTAAGTAAGCCACCAGTGCCTCGCCCAGCCCCAAAATATGGTGTTATGTATTGAGATAAATGTGCAGAAGGGCTAATGGTTTCTGCTATTTCTTGCAACCTTCTTCTCTGTGCTAATTTTCTTTGATATTTTTCAGTAGAATATTCTTCACCAGTTTCTTCTTTTTTGGGTTTATGAACATGAGGTATATCCCCTAAAGAACGTAAGACTCTTTTTTTGGGTCTAGGTTTATCAACAGTTATTCCTGCATTTATTTTATCAACATAATCATCATACTCGTCAGCATCATATATATGCTGGAAGAACCTAGTAAGTTGAGGCTGACCAGCCCAAGCAAGTGCTTTTGATGTAGAACGTATAGGTTTTGAGGCCGTATCACCTAAATTAGCAGACGTATTGTATTCTTCAATAGGGCCAATATAATACAAGTCTTTGTCAGGATCTTCATTGATAAACGAACGGCGGGAGAACATTTCAGGATGTTCTACGTCAAACAGCAAATTTTGTCCGTATTCAGAAGGTAAACCCACTGGAGACTCTTTTGTTGAAACGTGATGAAATATAGGAGCAATCACTCTAAGAGCATTATTCAAATCTAAATGATGTCCTCCTTCATGTTGGAATTTTTCTGCAAATATATCATTGAACCCACGGTCATCTCCACCCATATAATCTCCAAAAAAATCTAAATCTACCATTCTATCCATCCAAGGCACTGCATGATTTCTCATGTGGGTTCCAGCATATATTGCGTCTTTGCCTGTCTTCATTCGACTCTCTATATTTTTAATTTTAGTAGGCGTGAACCTTTCAATCAATCCTTTTATTGGTCTAAATTCCTCAGTAGGATTAGAACTTTTATTAGTTTGTTTATCGATTTCATAAGTGACCCCTCTATCGTTATCCCAATTAGTTGCTGCATAAAATCCACTTCTAGTTAAAAGATTCTTACTGGCTTTGTTGTTAACCCAATCATCAAAATCTTTTGCAGGCTTACCCCCTAATTTTCTCATACTGATTGATTTGTCTTTGAAGCCATATCGAAATATATCGTAGGAGAGTAAATCTGCTAACCTAGCCTCTCTCATAGCATCTGCTTCACTAATATTAGGATTCAATTCAAAAATATTTTTTGCCAATTCTTCTATCTTAATTTTATTTTTTTCACCAAGACCTAACATGTTGTAAACACCAGTATGCAAGGCTCGTATATCCTCTCCTTCCAAAGAATTCCACACATGGTTTGGTATTTCAGCATGCTCAGTTGGTATGTTTTCATGACGGCCAATATGATTATCAGAGGAGTGACTTGTGGGCCGAGTTAAAAAATCCATCAAAGGTTTCAGTCTTAAACCTAAATTGAAGCGAATATGATCGTCACTAATGCCACCTTTGCCCATATGAACCTTTGAACCGTCATATCCATTTTCTAAAAGATGGTCATACATTTCATCTCTCTGTCTTTTACTTAATCCCTCAAATCCATGTAAATAGTCTTTTAAAGTGAAATCACCACTTGTAACTTCATTAAACATGTTTTCAATTTTTTGAAGTGGAGTTCCATATTCAGGGTATGCATTCAATCTTCTAAAATTGCTACCGTCTTCTGTGAATTCCGGTAACTCCTCATGAAGCCCGTGCAAAAGTCCAAATTGGTTTGCAACATTAGGAGTCACCCTATCTTTGCCATCAGTCACCCATCCCGCTATACGATTGTGGTCATACTCTGCCCTTGACATTCCTGAATGAAACTTGTCATCTTCTGAAACAGCATAATAATTTAGTAAACTTGCATACCAAGACGGTATCATCTCTTTTTTACCATTAGAAAATGTATGCTCCACATTTCTAAGAATTGGATTGTTTGCTGGCTCAAGATAATGTATATTTTCTATGGGTGCTGTTGGCGACGGGGCATTGTCAAAATTAGTTGCACGAATATCTCTTAGATATTGAGTTTCAAAGCCCAAAGTTTCTCCGCCATATTCATCACCTTGTGCTGATATATTTTGGCCCTGTTGTCTATAAAAATTATATTGTGGGTCTCCACCAAAAAAATCTTCACCATATACTGGAGGGTTTGCTTCCTGTTTGGCAATCATCAAAAGAATGTTTTCGTTATAGACTGGTTGATAATAAATATCGCTCTTTGTTAAAACAGAATGTGCATTTAAGTATTCTGAAGCGGCTTCTGACAAACCTATGCCATCATAAAGTGCTTTCAAAAAAGTATTTCGATAAAGATACAAAGTGTCTAACAGAGTCTCTATCACACCATCACCAGCCGCTTAGTTGATGCGACGGGATAGCGTTTCAATACTTTTTTTGATTTGCTGATCTTGATATTTCTGTATATTACCACCAGCGGATTTGAGAACGGGTCCTTCGCCACCTGTGAAGTTTTCAAGCGCACCAGTTGTGCTAAAAGCAGTAGGGTAGTAAGGTGATTCTCTTGTGGTAACATCACTGTTTTCCATTATTGCACCTTTATTTTTAACATCCTCTACCTCAATCAAGTGATTGTTAGTGGCATAACCTTGGTTTCTAACATTGTTTTTACCTGCTGATTGAGTAAAGAATTCATAACCTTGCTCTGAGCCTTCTTTAGCAGAATACTCAGGTTGGCTACTTCTTGCCTTTTCGACTTTATCAGCCAATTCATTAGCCTTGTTAAGCAAGTCTGTAAATTGTTCACTTCTAGGTTCAAATCTTGGTTTCATTTTATTCACTCCATTCCAGTAGCGTTACCCATTGAGCCTGCACTTTTCGCTTGCTCTGCTAACTCATGTATATCTGACCAGTCCATTTTGTGGAATTCTTCATTAGTGCTAGGCATCTCACTCTCAACTCCTTTGATTAACATGTCATCATCAGCAGATCTCCAGTCATCGGTTAGTCTAGCAGTAGGTGTTTCAGTCTTTGCCATTACAAATCCTGCCTTTCTAAGCATTGTCATCGGGTTCGCTATCGCTTGTCTCAAACCTACATTTTCTTGTTTAAGAATTTGTAAGTCATTATCCATGTCCTCCATTTTACTAATGAGTGCCCCCATTAGTTTTTCTGCTGTATTTCCTTGCTCACTCATAATGCTCAACTCAAAGTGTGCGATTGCTTAATTGTTTCTTAATACTACCCACCCGGCTAGTGCGAATCATACCCGGTAGAACACTATCGGATGCTGGATGAACTTTTTCTACGCTATTGAATTTCATTATCGGGGCACCCCCAGCAAAAATATCATTTACACCTACTGGCTGAAAATCTTGCTTCCTTATCGCTACTTCAACGTCATTAGAAAGATAGTCAGCATACTTTGTAATTTCGTTAATATGAGAGCGAGCGCTCAAAGCATCTTGATTCTCTAATGCTTTGTAAAAAGCATCAACATGAGTACGCATTTTTCTAGCCATAGGGTCAAGTTTTAACAAGTCCATGCGAAACCCCACCACTTCCCTAACCTTTAATGTTATTATGCCCCTCTAAATCTACCTGACTCTCCGATGCTACGTGCTGCCTGTTCTATGGGAGTAGGTTGTGAGCCTCTTTGTTGAACACTACTAACTGGTGAGCCAGCCCCCATACTAGTTCTATTTTGAGGGCTAGATGTAGGGCCTCCATCACTCATACTTCTTACACCAGCGGAGGCTTGTCCACCCATTACTCCCGCTAGTTGTGGAGGAATATTACGACTTGGCAATTGTCCGGGGTTAGCCTGTGGTTGTGGACCACCCGGAGGCATACCCGGAGGCATACCCGGAGGCATACCCGGAGGCATACCCGGAGGACCGCCTGCTCCCTGTTGAGCAGGATCTTGTTGTTTGTAGATAAATCTAACATCTCTATTACCCTCTTGCACTAACTCAGGCTGATAACCTAACATCACCATTCTTTGTGCTATGTTAACTTCCATCTCATCACGTCGCAATCTAGTAACTTCATCTTCTTCTTCATTAGGATATAGCGTAAGTCGCCAATCTGTAACATCCAATTGCTCCATCAAACGAGGGAACAAGTGTTCAGTGTATACTTTGTGACCAAATTCAACAGCACGATTAGTAACAAGAATCTGCATACCCTCATTATTGAGTCCACCGGACTTACCAGTGTCCATCATAAACACATTCGACACACCATAAAATGATGCAATGCGCTGACGCATTTCATCTCTAACAGCAAGATACTGCATTTCTTCAAGCGTGTCCATGAACTTGACCCAGTTCACACCACCTTTGCCGGTATTAGATTCAATACCAATCTTGGGAATGTAGTGAGGGTCACGCTCTAATTTTTCATCCATACTTTTGAAAAAGGATTTCATAGATTCTAAATTATCTGTCGTAACTGAAATTAAACCCTTTGGCATTCTACGTTTTGAATAAGCAGTATACATGTAATTGTCCATTGCTGTTAACGTCATGGCCTGTCGCCAAAGCGTTGACACTGGAGACCGACCATACAATTTAGAGGGATTATATTTACTAACATGAATTACCTCCCCTTCTAAATAATATTGAGTCTTTCCACTGCCAGCGGTATTGACGAAATGAACATCTTCTAATCGATGGCCGCAAACATCACAGGATTTTTGTTCCTCTGAATAACTACGAACTACATCACGGTGCATGGGACATATTCTATATCTGCCTCCACGAACTCCACGCTTGTCAGCAATTATACGCATGTAAATTGGGTCGCCTCTTAGAATTTCTTTAACTCGATAAAATTGTATTTCTTTAGTTTCAGGGTCTTGATAATACTCTTTTACTAAAATCATAAACGCATCATCCATGATGTTAAGATCGTATTCTATCTCTCGCAGAACATCCATAAAGGATTGTTCCATAGAGTTACGTTGTTCAACCAACCATCTTGGATAAACAACTTGATTAGTATCGGGTGCATCTAAATTAATACCTTCACAATCAAAGCATTGCTCAACGTCATGTTGATGCTCTTTGCCACAATCGGAACACTTTTTATGAAATTTCTTTTCCCAATAATATCCTCTACGAAACACTTCTTGTTGAAGCGTAGAAAGAACTGTGCGAAGTATCAAGTTTTCATTGGCAACTGAATATAGTGCAGGTATAGTAATTCCTTGAACTAATACTGGTTCCTGAATACCAGTGGTCCAAAGTGGCATCTGAGGAGCAGGTGTTCTACGCCTTCTGAATCCGCCACCTATACGAGACAATATTCTTCCAATTCGACTTTGTTTTTCTTCTGACATTACAATTCCTCCGCCCAACTAATTACTGTATCTTGGTCCACTCCCCATTGTCGCAACGCCTTCTCTGCTTTGTGTGTTCCGTTCCAAGATTGATATTGCACATATTGTTTCATAAGTATATTATCAGGTTCCAAAAAGTAATGAGCCATTGCTTTTGCAACTTTACTTTGTTCAGATATATAGGGCAAAGTGCCACTAAGTAATTTAGCAACATCTTGGTTTCTAAATTCTAATTGGTGAGTGTTTGGTTCTGTGGTGCTTACACTTTTGTTAAGTTGCAAAGCACCAAATCCTAAGTTATCATACAATTGTAAACAATGTAGTCTACCTCTATCTCCTTTAGCAACAATTGTTATCCTTGGCTCATCTCTTTCAGATATAGAAAACTTGGCCGAGTTATCAATAAAGCCGCCTGCGTATGACCAAATATCTTTGATAATAATATTACCATTTTTAGCAGCCATATATTCTCCTTTTCTATGACCTTTTAGGATAGAAATTTCTTCTCCATACATCTTCAAAAGTTTAGCCATACGATTTACATTCATACGTTTAACTCCTTTTTCAATAAGCCTTTCAGTTATGTTCCTAGCGCTCAATGGCCCTGAGTTCTCTAACTCTGCTTTAGCCATACTCAACCATTTTTGTTGCTCTTTACTTAAAGTGTTAAACTGGTTCAAAGCGCTTTTCCATATATCTTTAGCGTCTTGCTTACTTTTCATAGCAGACTCCCAAGCATTAGTTTCTTCTTCGCCCCAAACATCATGATATTGGTCTAAACTTTTCAATAAATCATCTGCGTTCTCCCATTGCACACATGCTCTTTGTAACGTATTCTTTTTTAAATCGCCATATATTCTAAGAGATTTCAAAGTTCTTTCATTCAAACCTAATTGAATTATAGTATCGTGATGACTATCAGCCCATTCCATCGAATCTAATGTTGCTTTAGTTTCGTCAAGATGGACATGCTCTATTGACTTTATCAAATCACTAACACCATCCAAGTTTTCAGACTTACGAAGTTCACTAATAAGTTCTTCAGCAGTTTTACCAATTTGAGATTCAAACCAGCCTTCTCCGGTTTTAGGAAAAGATGGTCTTACAAAATCTACATGTCTATCTAATGCGACTGCGTCTTTAGCAATGGTCATAGCATAACGAGGATCTGATTTAATCAAAGGGTGTTCAAGTAAAGTAGAAGCAATAATCGTTTGCAAGTCATTGCCCATATCAATGACTGAAACATGATTACCGACACCTAATGACCCCCACATAATACATGACCCCTATGCTTTTCCCATATTATACTTAGGCTACAAACCACCCCTTACTAGGCGCAAGAGGTTTGTCTCCTAACCATTCATCAAATCCATCAAGATAGTCATCTAACATGACAATGCTACCCTTGAATTCTTTAGTTGCCCAATTAGCAAGCGCTAAGGCCATTGCTAAGTCATCATGAGACCCAACTGATTCTAGGCGACCTTTTTTGGTCATACCGAATCTAGTCAACTGTGTTTCCAACTGACGAGTAAATTCTTTACTTCTTTCATCTCCCCAAGGAGTTTTTATCTTTCCCTGCTCAAACGCCATAAGTAATGACATGAACATACTTTCTTTTCGCTGTCTAGTTGTCATGAATGTTTTGATTGGTATATCTTCTCGCATCTCTCTTAATTCTGCTTCAAACATACGCTGGAAGTTGTTGCCTTCTAACTCGATTAAATCCGGTTGAAACCTGTGATTTAACATAATTACACGCTTTTTTTGGGCGGCAGAGCCTAATCCCTTTTCATTAATAAAATTGACAACTTGCTTCTCCTCATTGTCAGGAGGCGTTCTAAGAGTTACAATAGCAGTATAATCAGCGTTGCTATCTGAAGCGATTGCAGGATCCCAACCAACAAAGTGTTGTCCAAATATACCGCTGACTTCTCCGTTTTCGTCATATTCTGATTCTGCTCTATCAAGTAAAACGAGACTTTTATCTCTTGCTTTTTCAAGAAGCGACATTGGAAACATACTAGACATGTCATGTATAGGTTCACAAAGATACTCACGAGCGAACTTTATTGCTGGCATGGACGATTCACGCATTTTCAAAGCCTCTAAAGGCCACCTTGAAGGCCATAAAGGGTCACCACTATCTTTGATTGCAGGATATGTTTCAACTCTAAACGCATCTTTTTGCTCTAATTCAGCGTATAAATCATTGTAACTAAAAGGAGTTCCTACCATCATTAATCTACCAGTGTGGTGCAAAACTGGCAAAAGGACTGTATAAAACCAATCTGCTGCTCTCCTTAACTCAGTAACTGTCGTTCCCCAAAGAATATCATCACATACTACAACATCAGGGTGGAAACCACGAGTAGCACCACCAACCGACTTAGCCATGAGTCTGCTTTTGTTAGTAAATTCAAAATATGATTTGTTCCAAGGGCGACCTTGCGGTTTCAAATCTTTAAGAATATCTTTAGTTTCTATAAGATTTCTAATGAATCTCATATGCTCAAGTGTCTGTTCTAGGCTGTGACTGAATATCATGATGTGGGTGTTGGGCCTAAATGCTGCTAGCCAAAGTGCATAGGACATGAAAAACACAGACTTACCGTGGTCACGGCTCGCTTTTACACAATACCTTCTACTTTCATTAAGGCCCTGTAACCAGTCTTCATGATGCTCTGAAAACTCAAACTCCAATATCTCAGTAAAAAAGTATTCAAAAGATTTTTTGGACATTTCCATATCCATTTCTTTAATGAATTCTTCCTTATTAGTCAAGGTGTTTCCTCCGGCGATTCAAATTTAGGGGGACTGAATGGATTGTTTTCACCATCGCCGTCTTCGGGAACTTCAATATTAACTGGGTTTCGCTTTAATGATTGGAGACCAGCACTCAGCGGTGCTAATGAATCTATATTGTCCCCAGTTGTCATCTTCTCATGTAATTCGTCCTGACCTGCTGCACTTTGGGTACCAGATAAAGGAGGTATCTCTCCCATATTGTTTTGCAAAGTTTGCAACCTAGAATCAATATTGTTTCGGATGTTTTCCTTTTGTTCATTACTGAGAGGGGCCGAAAGTTCTTGATTTAATTCATCAATTTTTTTATTTCTTATCAACCGCTGACCTTGTTCGGTGATTTCATCCATAGGATTTCTCGCAGCATCTGACGCTGCTTCTATTTCTTTAGCAGTTTGAGTCGCTTGCGACTCATCGCTACCTCGCTCTCCAAATATTCTTGCTCTCCTTTCATCTCTACCTATTCCCTGTTGCACAATTCTTTCTTGGTTCAACGCCTCTATGGGACTCAGATTAGCATATATTTGTTTGACATTATCAGGTGAAAGCCCATATTTTTCTTTCAACTCTTGGAGAGCCTGTGTTTCTCTAGCAGGTCGCATTTGCTCTTTGATTCTATCTTGTTGCTCTATTCTAATCATTTGCCGAGCATATTCTTGTTCTTCAGGTGTTTGTGGTTTTCTACCAAACAAAGTAATAAACGGGTTAGAAAGTGCCGCTATAAACTGATTGAAATTTTGTATTTGATTCGGATCTGTAAACTTAGCAGCACTGGCAAGGGCTTCTTTACCAGCGCCAGTATAGTTACGGTTAGCAAAGAAATCTCTAACTCCTAAACCAGCGCCACCTCTTGCAAGACGTGGTGCTACCGTAGTTTGTTTTGCCAATAAATCGTCAGGAGATTCAACTGGACTTTTTACAAATACTTTACCCATTTCAAACACCGCCAAATGTCAATTTCGTCGCTTTAACTACCGTAGGAGATACGTTCCATTGTTTGGCTATAACTCCCCAATCACCTTTTGTAGCCATTATTCCTTGAATGTCTTGAGAGGTTAAGCCTATAAACGTAGCAAATGAACGAACATCATTGTAAGAATCAAGAGAATATCCTTTTTTCACATATGGTATTACTTCTAAATCTTTGTATGCTGAAGACATTTGTAAAGTTTCAAACGACTTTTGTATTTGAACTATATCAGGAGGTTGATTATTGAACGATTTTTCTATTTCTTCAGGCCCATCTCTCACGTAACTTATGTTTGCGAGTGTTGGTGACTCCGGGGTGCTTTGGTTGTAAAGACGACTGGTGTCATACTGCGGTGCTTCCATAGCACCTCGTATTGGATTTTCAAGTCCATGATAAGCAGCAAACATGTTAGTAATCTGTCTAGTAGTATCTGCTTGTTGTTGCTGTTGAGGAGTCAACTTATCCATACCATGCATTCTAATTTCTTCAGCAGCCGCTGCTGCTGGGTTTTCAACGCCTTCTAATGCTAATTGATTAGTGCGGGCTGCGTGTAGTGCGTGTAGGTTATGAATAATTTTTTTAGTTTGCTTACCAACAGGAAGTCTTTCAGGGAGGCGGGGAGATATACTTGCATGAACACTATTTATGCTTTCAGGAGTGATGCCTAATTCACTAGCAACTCTACTCAAATAATGCGGTCTGCCGGTCATACGATTGGTCCCAAAGCCCTTTTTACCTCGTGATGCTGCTTTAGAGCCGCCTCCCCCAAAAAAGTGAGTAAGAGCAGGTGCTTGCTGTAACTGATTAAGCATAGCCCCATCAGCCTCATTATCTCTTTGCAATATTTCTATTGCTGCTTGAGCGTCTTCTCCTCCGGCATTAGCAACATTTTGTAAAAAGTTTCTAATTACGTTCGCTCTGTTAAAAGAAGATGAAGGTCTACCTTGTCTATCAGGAATAAGCATTTCAGAGGGATAGTGGACTCCTCCGTGTGTAACAATATGTGCAGGTGCATTAGCCTCAGTGGATAAATAAGGCTGTCCCGAATACAATTCAACTCTTTCAGCATATTCTTTACCAAGTCTATTTTCTCTAAGCATAGCGTCAAAATCCTTAGTCCTTATTGCATGGACTCTACCACCAGTCATAGCAGATGGCTTTACACTTGGCTGAGTAAAATCTCTCATGAAATTTGCACCGGGATCGTGAAAAGGACCTAATTCTTCAGGAGTAATATTCATAATGTCTTTGTAATATTGATTCATAAAATTTACAACGGGTTCTACATAATCGTAAAGAGGATTGTAACCTGCATCAATATATTGCCCTTTGTCAGAATAATTATGACGGACACTATCTTTTTTTAAAGTGACTGTTATCATATGAGGGGTATCTTCCATTTCACGAGTAACGCTATTGTAAATTTCTCTTGAACCTGCACCTTCTGCGGCATGATTCAAAACCTGACCTTCTTTAGGCTCACCAAACCAATTTCCTGCTACAAGTTTTCTCCAAGAACTGTCACCAAAGTGAGGGAGGTGGTTTGCTTTATCACTGCTTCTATCTTTATTGTGATTAGCAATCATTACGTTGATTGCATGTATACCGGCATCCCTCAAAGTAAAATCTCCTGAAGCAGTTTTGCCTATAACTTGGTCAGGAGAAAACCCATTTTTTATCGCTAACCTCATCATATGTTCAAGCAGTGCGTCTATCATGTGAGAATTACCATCTTCTTGCCTACCAAATGGCGCTCTGTCAATTCTTTTACCATCAGTGTGTTCATATGAATCTATATGCTCGTCTAGTATGGTGTCATCAAAATGTTGAATATTTCCATCCTCGTCAATAAAAACTCTAGTCGCACTTTTTCGTATTAGGTCTTTACCTAATAAATTAGAGCGAGGAGTTGTTTTAAACATCAGCCTACCCTACCTGAACCCTTTCTACCAAATATTCTACCGGAGCCGCCAGCACCTGCTGCTCTGCTGCCGTGTTGAGTTTCATCTGCCTGTATACTTTCAGTAGCCCCTTGCGGATTAGTGCCAGTATCACCACTACCCGGCCCCGACTCATTGACCCCACCGGGGTCAGCCATCTTCAATCTACGATCGTCAACTTTATTTTTGAGTCTGCGGAGCAATCTACGCAATTGATTAAATTGCATATAACTCATTTTTTTACGAACGGTTTCTAAAGTCTTGCGAACTTCTTCTGTATCTTTCTTTTTATTTTTGTCCAGTTGAGGATGGAACTTCATACTAACTTTCTTAGCATCTTTTTTGATTGATTTACCATCGACTAATACTTCAATCGGATATGGCTCATGTTTGTCATACCAATAAGCCATTTCATATCCGCCATTTTTCAAAAGCGTTACAAGTAAACCTCTATCATAATCTTTATCCTCTGCTTTCAAAACCATTTCTTTGCCTCTTGGCAACGTCAAATCTACGTCTTTCTTTTTCTTTAAAAAATCAGTAGAGGCTAATTTTATACTAGGTTCACTAGGCTCTCTAGGGATTCTAGGGGCTGATACTTTCCCCGGCCTTTTAGGTCTTTCACCACGAGTAGGGCGAGGCTGCAAACCTTTTGGCATTTCTATGCCGCCCATTAACCTACGAGTAGCCTGTCTACCTAGAGACTGTTCATATTTTTCAGGAAAAGCGCTGATGGGTTGAGTAGTTTGCCGGTGACCTCTATGCAATGACAAAGGTGCTTCATTTAATCCTCCTTTGTCAGCAGGATGGCCTAACTTACTTGCCATAACTTTGCTTCTTACATCTGTAATTTTGTCGGCTTTACTTCTACCGTAAGGTGTAGTTGGCATTTGTGGCTGATGCCAAGGTTTGTGTTCCTTCAAAAGATTAGACCAAGCATCTGCCATTGGTTCTCCAGTCGCAATAGTTTGCAATCCAAAAGGCTGATTTACTTGTGCGCCTATTGCTTGGCTTACATTTGGGCCACCCTGTCCGGGCATACCTGTCATCGCAGCAAACTGTTGCCCTTCTTCAAATTGGTTAGTCATTTCAAGCGGATTATCTTCCTCATCTATACCGAAAGGCAATTCAGGCTTAGGTTCTACTGTTTCTAATTTAAGATGAGGCAGATTCATTACCTTTTGCTCACCTTCTTTTTCTGCTTGCATTTTATCTCTGCGTTTTTCCATAGATTCAGGATCGCCTATACCGTGCCTATAACTGTCATCATCTTCAGAGTTAGCACCATACATATTGTCAGACAGAGATCTTGGAGCATACATCCGAGTGTCTGAACCTGTTGACATTCCATAATTCCCACTAGGCATCTCAAATCACATCCAATATGTTTTCGTCTATTTCTCCGTCAGCCTGAGCCAATAATTTTTCTTTTACTCTTTTCCAAGTGTCGGGACTTTCTTTGCCTAATTCAACTTTGAGTATATTGATTGTATTATTAGCAACTGCCTTATTAGGCTCGGCCCATGACTCTTGGAACTTGTGAAGGTCTTTCAATGTCTCTCTAACTTCTTTGTGAAGTTTGACCATATCAGAGACAACTCCATCATCGTGAATACTTGTTTCTTCCATATACTGTGCTAGTTTACCATTCAAACTTTGCACGTTATTTCTCAAAACATCTACTTCCTCTCCTACCTTTACTGCAACAATTGCAGTAGCGCTTCGTTTAACAAGGGGTTGAAAATGATTTTTCATATGTTTGTAAACTAATTCTTCTGAACAATCTAGTTCTGCTGCTATTTCTTCTGTGGTTGCTTCATCTTCAAAATATGCAACTTCATATGCTCTACGGTTATCACTAGTGCAAACTACACAAGTATGATTTGCAGAGTCACTATAACTACCCATGTGGTTTTTGACATGCCTCTCAGTAGTATTGGCTCTCCACCCCATATCTTTGTCTAACAATCTTGGTTCAATTGAGCCATCAGCGAGACCACTTTCATAGAAATCACGTTCTTCATGTTGACACAAAGGACAAGATCTCTTAGTTTGGCGTTCGCCTCCCATGTAAAGGCGAGGGTTGACTTATGGATAATGGTTTTGTAGAATGAGGGTGACGGAGTAACAATGAGATTACCACGTTCAACCCCTAGAATTATGGGCGTACCAGTCTCAGTTGAAACTGCAAAAGGGCTTACTAAGGCAGGTAGAGACATATTTTTACGAAGGTTTGTTCCTGAAGATGTAAAAAAACTACTGTCATTAGAACTAACTGGTATATGG